GTCATAATATAGCATAATCTTTAACGGGCTATACAACCCCGAGCAAGTTTACATGGACATTTCGGGTCCACATCAAATCAATTTAATCAACCATGATCGCTAAACCAGCACCTGCAGCCGGCCCGAAGGCAGCAGAAAGCAAGGCTTGTTTAGCTCTACCAACCACAAAATTAGCAAAGGAAGTAATTCCAGTGGTAACAATAGGTTTTATAGTAGAAGTGATCATAGAAGCAGCACTAGTCAATATTGGATTAGCTATAGGAGATGGTGTGGCAAGTTGAGACAAGCCATTACCATCATCGAACATCAGCTCATAATTCACAACATGCTCTAAAATAAAAGCATAGTTTGAAAGTGCAGCACCAGTAATGTTTATAGCAATAGGACAAATACCTTTTGCTGTGGTATTAAGTACAACATTGGATTCATCAGCAATTTTGTAAAAATCTTCCGGCATTTGTGAAGTGCGAGGATAGACTACAACTAAATCTTTGACATCCTGTAAGGGAATGTCAATACTATCGGTACAATTGTAACCTGCAACATCGACACCAGTAGCTAAAGTACTATTTGAAACAAACGGATAAATCCGAATGGAAAGAATTCCAGATGCATTTAAAGGTGCACCGATTCTTTTAATTCTAAAGCCTGCTGATACAATACGGTATTGCAAGACACCAGTAATGGCGGCAGAAGCTGGAAATAAGCCCCAAGAAGTGACGGCAGAGCCTGAATAGACTAAAGCGCCAACACCTGGACCATATGAGAACTGTGGAGAGAAAAGGTAATTATTAACACCAGCTGCGTCGGAATAAAGTGGAATGAGTTGCTTATAATGATAAGCGAGAGTTCTATTAGAAGAACTGTCAGGGTACTTGGCCCCATTTGCGTGAACACAAAATGGGTCTACGAGTCCACATAACGCACTCACTGCTTTATGACCAACGGTAGTAGGCTGTTTATACATTTTCATTGATTTGGGAGTTTGTTTTGAAACGGCCTTTACTCTAGGCTTGTTATTTGCTTTAATCGAAGTTTTCTTCTTCTTTCTCTGTTGTTTTACGACTGGCATCTAAATATTTATCTATTTCAAAAATATTTTGTTGACTCTATTCTACAACAAGTGTACCAAAAACTGATTTATGATAATCAAGCATGCTTTGAAGCAACGAATGATTTCTAAACTCAGCCTTGAAACTTTGTAAGTGCTCATACAACTGTGATTGTTGAGACTTATTCATAAGACTAGTAAAAGTCTTACCATAAGTTTCAGGTACCGATCCTTCCTTGGTTATGATATGAGAGCAAAAATGTATACTTTTACCATCGGGCTCAAACGTATCAGTGATACGGAACCCCATAGTTTTATAATTATCGAACTCACGAGCATTATCAACGCAATCATCACCCATAGACATCATCTTTGTCGCACCGGCTAATTTAGCAACAATGCAACGCATTCTACTGTTTAGGAATGCTGTCATTGGCATCCCACTCAACATAATACCTAGTATTTTGGTTATATACATGGCACCATCGGAGGTGGAAAACACACTACGACTAATACAGTAGAAGATATTATCTAAAAGGGTGATATAAAAAGGATCACACGACATGTCGGATAGTTCGATCATCATCTCTTTGGCTAAATCAAATAACCATTCAAGGACCGACCAATCCCATCCCGACACATCACTACTCCTAGCTTCATTAATCCAAGACTCTACATATGCAAATATGGCATCTTCCTGCTCTTTATTTGCCAAACCCATACCCGTCTTACTTGGCACAGATTTCCAACATAATATGTCTAAATCTATTTGTGAACGGAAGACTAAGGAATGCACTATCTCATCGACAATGCTCAAAGAAGAAATTAATCTATATCTTTTATCCAAAATTTTCTGCTCAGGATGTGGTTCATTCTTTATGAACAAACGCACGGGATCAACGAAGAAACCTTCAACCAGTTCAACCTCTGACAAATTACTCATCTTCAAGTCTACTTTCATAAGCTTTCTAAATCTTTCCTGAACCATTTCTACAAGAATCTGATGGTGCTCCTCAACGATCGAACCTTTGGTGGCCGCACACAAAGGTGTGCGTAACTCAGCCATTGGCAATCCAGGTGAGGAAGATTTGTTAAGTTCTGAAAACTCATCCATTATCTCTTTAGCGGAAGGAACTCGACGCTCTTTAATAAACAATGGGACAACATGTAAAGGATAAGCAGACATCCACCATTTCCTCAAATCAGCCTTTTTAGAGCGGATGAGATCAATAGGTGGTGGAATGTTGGGAATCCTGTTAGCCTGGAATTTAAGTGAATCTAATTCATGTCGCCCACCACGTGGTGGATAGGCAAAACCATTTAATTCAGGGAAAAACTCTCTAGCTTTAATCAACTCAATACTAACCTTTTTAGGGGGTTCGTTATAAGGATTCACAGGAAAACACTTACCTACATAATACAAATTGTTTGAAACTTTGATGAAATTATCATTGGTCAAAAACATATAACCTACCTTAAAAAGATGTGATAATGTTTGGAACCAACCTAAAAGAACATTTCTGAACTCTAAAGTTGATTGACCCTGGTCTAATTCCCTGGCACATTGGGGACCCTCGGGAAATTTGGCCCAATAGTAGGAGCTTCAGCTTTAGTTTCAATCCTCACGACCTTCACCTCAGCTTTTGCTTTTGGTTTCCTAACTCTCTTCTTTTTAGCAGGATTAGATTCTTCCGCTAGAGAATTAGCTGGTAACGGTACGACAACGGGAGAATTTGGAACGGGCTTAACGGCTGTAGTCAAAGGCGGAATAGGAAGATATACAGATGCATTACCTGTCTTTTGAACAATTGCATTGTACATCTTAATATTCTCCACCATGATTAAGTACTCACCATAGGGCATGGAGACAAGTGGCTCAGGAAGGGGAGCCATAGGCTTCCTATCTTCACAGAACACAACATTATTCACTGCAATTTGATCATTAATCTTATTAATTCGCTCACCACAAGTAACAGCTTTAGACGCAAGCATCTCAGCTCTCCTATCGGGAACATCATAATTTAACTTAGCAGGATAAACAAGATCACCACACGAATTGGCTCTGTCCAACTCGAACTTTC